CGCTCAAAGACACCTTTCAATGCATTAACATCTGGGGTGGCTATAAATCGGGCCCGCATGACACCGATCGATATATCTTCGGAAAATAGCTTCTTAAGGACTCTTGCAAGCTCTCCGCCTAAAAGTGAGCCCTTCGTGGTGAGGTCATTTACCATGCGTGGATACTTCCGGAGTTTGGCAAACTCTGGACACTTGACCTTACCCATAACTGTATCCATCCACTTACCATAATCAAGAAGCCCACTCTCTAAGAGCTCCTTGTAGTTGTAGATACGCACCTTCCGTTTCGGATGTGGTTTAGAAATATAATTCTCCCGAGCGTCATGGTGTTCTAAAGAAACGGTATATGCACGTCTGCACCGACTTCTTAATATTCCGAGCGTACGGTTTAAGAGTACCAGAAAGGGGCGTGGGGAGGAAGAGAAGCGATCTCTTTGCGCGTATTGAAACTCCTCTTCCACCGAAATGCCATCGATAACGCGCGCACAAGTCAACCTAGTCAATGCCTTCTCTAGGTTCGTAGAAGAGTCAGCATAAACAACCCCAGTGTGGAAGACACTGGGCCCAAAGAAAGTCTTATAATGGTCACCCCGAACAGAACTCTTACCTTTTAGCGTGAATGGTAGTTTGCCAGACCACAACCACACCAAGTTCCGTTTGGCGCATTTGAAATGTTCATTGTAGATGAAGAGCTTATCGATTGTGCAATCAATAGCTCTCTGTCGATACATTCCAACATACGCCAACCCTTCGAGGTGACCAAACTCCTAATAAACACCATCGGGCTGCCGGTCGTGGATTGCCGGACGCGCCCGAATACACCGCATGCTGCTTTCCCTCTCAACCTGTATCGTCTGCAACGCGCTCCGGATGGTATCCAGGAAAATAAACGAAGGAAGATCCTTGGCCTCGTCTATTTCGCGCACTGCTCCGACAACAGTATTGAAAATGGTAGACCTAGATGTGTCGCATTGCAGATAACGATTGAAGATATAATCATACAATCGCTGGCTGCGATAAGCGACCCTGTATGTGTCAAATTTAGTGACACAAAAATCATAGATCTTACGCTGGGTGGCGTTGAGCGACAGATACTCGTCGTAACGCACTTCTTGTACAGTACTAATGCGGGTCGCAGCTTGTAAATTCAAAATGGTGTACAAGTGCGATAACGGACCAGGGAGAGACAACAATTCTGTCGCTCTGGCCGTCATATTAGTGTCCGCCCCGCGCGTGATGCGCTGGTTGGAACACCATGTGGAGTAACACCAACTACTCCAGGTGTTAGGTAGGAAATCTTGCGCGCAGTGCTCGAAGATGTAGCACACCTCAAGATCTTTAACGGCGCGGAAACGCACAAGAAGACTTTCCCTTGGATTGAGATCTTCGATCTCGTCATCCTCGTCTCCCTCGGGTGTATCGAAAGTGGAATCACTAACAGTGAGAATGGACAAAACAGACAAGTCATCCACATCATTGAACACTGCCATCTCAGTAACACAAACGCCCTCTGTTGAAGCAACTGACATCCAGTCAGCTTCATCAGAGATGCTTAGAACGTCACTAAAGAGATCCATTGCAGGATCGTAATCATCATCAAT